CAGAGTCATCGTACGGATCACCAGACCTTTGGTTACTTCGACCCAAATACTGATGAGATACATGTGGCAGTGGGCGGACGTCATATCATGGATACACTGCGAACACTGGCACATGAGCTGGTACATCACAGTCAGCGACTGCGTGGTGATATGAATCACCACAGTGGTGATACTGGTAGTTCAGAGGAAAACGAGGCCAATACGCAAGCTGGTATCCTAATGCGTGACTTTGCTGATGCTGAACCTCAGGGGTTTAATGTTGTCAAAGAAAACGATGCTGAACACGCTGAGGCACTGAAACAGACTGGGTTCTGGGGCCGTCAAGCTGCTGGATGTGTATTTGTAGCTGAGGATACTGGTAGGTTCTGTATAGCACATCGCAGTGCTGCTGTGCAGGAGCCTGGTACCTGGGGAACTATTGGTGGTGCCATTGACGAAAGTGAAGATCCAGCTGAAGCAGTGCGTCGTGAAGTAGCTGAAGAGACTGGCTACACTGGTGATATGCAGTTAATTCCACTGACGGTGTTTCGCGCACCCAAGGGATCCTTTAAATATCATAATTTCCTAGCAGTGGTATCCACTGAGTTTACTCCGGATCTCAACTGGGAGACTCAGGCATATGCTTGGTTTAAATTTGGTGAATGGCCATCACCATTGCATCCTGGATTGAAGTCTTTGCTGGCTGACCCAGCCAGCACTAAAATTATGCGTGACTTCGCCCGGGATTTAGATGTACGTGAAGATCTACATCACCCCGCACGACCGGGCAGCAGACCTGGAAGTCTCAGACGCAAAGCTGGCAAGCAAGCTGGTGAAAAAATAACAGACAGTGATTTACAGAAATTACAGAGTCGTGCAAATAAAATGCAACGCAGCAGTAACTCAGACACCCGTGCTCGTGGTGTGCAGCTGACTCGCCAGATAAATTGGCATCACAATTTTCATAAAAAATAACTCAGTGATGTTTAGCGTTTTCCACGAGCGGGGGCCGCGTCGGGTTCAGGTTCAAATCTGGCTTTGAGCTTCTTAACTGGCGCAGTGGGCTTAGATGATTTAGCTGTGCCCATGGCTTTTTCATTGTCTTCGTTTTTATCAGCAGCAGTGGCATTGATCTTGAATCCAATCCGACCCTTGATAGCAGTGCTGGTATAAGCCTTGCCAGCAGTGAACCAGATGTTACCAGAGAACACAGCAGGGTAAACTACATCCATTCCAGTGAGTACTAAATCATCGCCCTGAACTTTGGTGTTGAGGTAGCATTGCACCATATCAGCTTTGTTAAGGATCTCTCGGAACTGATCAGTGTAGTTGTCGGCGTTGAGTTGTTTGCACACTGCTTTGGCCACTGCCATCACCGCATGAAAATATGGTTTGTAGTTGGGATTATCTGTGGCTGCGGGGTAATCTATCATTAAATCACGAGTTTTCTTGCTGAGTCGCTGTACACGGTTGGGGTTGGTTTCAAAGTTGGATTGTAGTTCCAGTATAGCCGCATCATTGGCACTGATGATCTGCATGGTTTCTGCCAGGTGCAGCACACCATCTATGGCACTGCGGCCCATGATGGAGTCAATGGCATCCATGAACTTCTTAACTTTGGTTTTTCTAAAGAACCCAGCATCAAATCTGTCGCGGAACTTCTTCACTGTGTCCTGAATACCTTTGATACTGGCGCTGGCACCACCACCCTGGGCTTTGCTGCTGATCTGAATGTTGACGTCACCACGACGAATATAGCTGTCAATCAGAGTCTCTGAACCACTAATAGGATAGTAAATCTGTGCGCCACGGAAGCTTTTACCACCAGCAATGCCTTGCTGGATTTTCTTAACATCCGCAGCAGAGATCTTGCCCTGTGACACAGCAATCGGCGCCAGCCATTCATTGGTGTATTTGCTGTGAAAAGCAGCATATTTGCTGCCACCAGGAATGGTGATGGGCCAGTCGTGAATGCTTAGTTCGGAGACCGCGGTCTGCAATTGTTCGGTGACATCAGCAGGTGCAGCTTCAGCAGTGATACCATTCAGGGCTGAGATTATTCTCTGAACATTGTATGGTCCAGCACTGCTGAGCACATCACTGGGCTTGAGCAAATAGGTTTCGCTGGCACCCTTTTTAAACTTGTACCCAGGATGTTCGGCTTCGCGTGCGCCAGCTGGAATGTTGAGGAACTTGCCCTGCATGGAGGTGGTGTCTTTGGTCCATTTGGCAAAGTAGAAGTCTTCGCTGGTGGCCGGGTCCCACATGTACACCACCATCACTGAGAGTAGTCCAGCGTTGGGCTTGTTGACTTCGATCACTTCACCACTGAGCCGGGCACGAATTTTCGCCCAGGCCTTCTGGGCGGTGGCTGCGTCAGGCCATGCTGTGGCGTTGGTTGGATATGGTGTCATACTGCGAAATTCCAGAAGGTCTGACGGATCATGAGGATTATGGTAGATGTCACCCAACTCGCGATTGCTGAATCCTGAGGCTTCGGTCAGCATCAGACCCGGCGTGGCTAACATTTCGTGTATAAGCATATAGATATTTATACAAGTTGTTGATTTCATTGACCAATGAGTGCTTGACAATGAAGCTGCGGTTTGCTATAATAGTATGTGATGAAGAACCCAAAGCTTAAAGCAATGCTGTATCGTGGAGCTGATGCTGCTATGGTGGGAGCAACAGAGCCAGAGTGGCCCAGTACTGAGGAGCAAATGGCATGGTATCCATCCCAGCGCCGCATCATAGTGGGTGCCGCATTGGACTGGTATCATGCAACTCAGGATGACCGAACTGCGGCAGAGTTTCTGTCACAGTGGTTGGATAGCAGTCCCAAGCGAAAGCCCTTGGCACAGATTGTGCGTAAACACGGATTCAGCAGCCTAACAATTGGTTGGCTAGCCAGATGCAGCAGCATGGGATTGGAATTGAAACTCAAGGAACTCCGGCATATTCAGCGCATTCTCGCCGCAATGGTAACAGACCGCTTAGCTGCTCAGGCAGCACAGGATGCTGAAACTCCTGTGGAAACACCTCGCAAACCCAATATCCAGGAACGTATCAACGAGAAGATCCGTGAATGCAACGGTGCGGTACAGGGTGATTTTGATGACTTCATCACTGCTGGTTGCACTGGTGATCCAGACATGATTAAACTGCTGATTCAGTACAATGTTCCACAGGTGCGAGTGAAAGAATTGGTGGGTAAGTTGACGGTTCAGGCCACAGAGATCAGCACGGTACTTGCTGGCACTGATGCTGATCTTAGTGAAGGATATTCCAACTACGGCAAACGCCAGCTCAAGAGCATGATTTGGTGGCTGACTCGTGCGCAGGAACAGATGTTGAGTTATGGCATCATGAAGGCCGCAAATCGTAAGCCAGTATCACGCAAGGGTCAGACTCCACAGAAATTGGTAAACAAGCTGAAGTTCATGGCTAAACACGAAGAGCTGAAACTGGAGAGTATTGATCCAGTACAGATTCTTAAAGCCACTGAGCTGTGGGTTTACAATGTGAACCGCCGCAAGCTGGGTTTCTATGTGGCTGATGAAACTCAGGGCGCATTGTATGTGAAAAACAGCCGAATCTTGGGATTCAGCGAAACCAAATCAGTGTGCAAGACTATTCGCAAACCTGATGTTCAACTGAAACAGTTCATGTCTGGTGGCAAACCTGTTAGCAAGCAATGGTTTGATGATCTTAAAACTGCTGGCACACCGCTGAACGGCCGTATCACCCCAGAGTTTTTGCTGCTCAAGGCGTACAAATAATGTCCTGGACTATGGGAAGTTCAGGATCAGGAACATGGTCAACTCTAACTACACCTAGTTCACCATATTCTACCCCACAAGACATGCATGTAGCTGGTGATGTGGTGTGTAAAGATATTCAGATTGCCAATGCTAGTTTGGCAACAATGTTAAAGAATGTGTGTTTTCTTGTCCCACCTGCTGGATTGAATCTGGAAAATCCAGCGGTGCTGGATTTGTACGGTGCATGGCTTAATGCTTTGGATGCTGTCAGGCATGCACATCTGGCATTAGCAACCGTAGTGGCTATTACACAAACAAATGAATAATTTACCAAGTGAAACCTTTTATCGTCGCAAGACCAATGGTCGATATGAAGCTGTGCGGCAGTGGGATCCAGTATTGCAGGGTAGTTTCCCACTGGGCACCACAGTTGTAGTGGCTCACAAAGATGTACAACTTCGCAGATATAATCAGAGTCCAGATTATCTGGCGCTGACCGCTGCCGCACTGAGTGTGGAAGATCGGCTGGCACGGATTATCAGCAAATGCAGCAGTTGGAAACGCTGGTACCCAGAACATGTGGTACCTGGACTATCCGCCGCTGACCAGGCGTTGTATGCTCGCATATTGGAATCAGGCGCCCTGGGTCGCTTAGTTGGGCCCAGTGCTCAGGAAATTGCAGAACAAATTCTGCAGGTATTAGTGGATACGGCCAAGCCCGTGGTGGATATACCCTGGGTTCAGGAACTGGCGTTGCAGTATCAGGCAGCAGTATTACTCACAATTCAAAACCATGATTAAAACAGATTATACCATCACAGAAAACAAACAGCAGGTTCGTGACCTGCTGACTCAGGGGGAGGTTCAACTGACCTTTACCAAAAGCAACGGTGATACCCGGCTAATGCGTGCATCACTCAGTGCCGAATTGTTGCCACCAGCTAAAGATATTGGTAGTGCAGGTCCACCCAACCCTGACCTGCAGGTAGTCTGGGATCTGGAAGCCGCAGCATGGCGCAGTTTCAAATGGGAACGCCTTGCTGAAGTGGCAGCTAAATAACAATACCAATATATGCCCAGTGAAGACAGCGTACTAATCAGTGGTGTGGTAATCGATGTATTACCCAGCACCACCTTTCGTGTTAAAATTGACCGTACTCAAACAGCAGAAGAACATAATATTCTAGCTTACATGAGTGGCCGAATGCGCAAGGCCAAGATCCGTATTATCCTGGGAGACCGTGTGGACATGGAAGTCAGTCCCTACGATCTTACCAAGGGACGAATCGTTTATCGGCATAAATAGGGATATGAGAGAATACCTCGATTTATTTGAAGCTGAAAAGCGTCCAGAAAAACTCAGCTTGGCTAAACTTCCCTATGCTATGGATGCGCTGGAACCAGTGATGAGTGCTGCCACAGTTGCATACCACTACAAAAAGCTAAGTCGAGCTTATGTGGATCGCTACAATGCTGGTGAAGGTGACGCTGACTTCAACTACGGCGGGGCCATGTTGCACAATCTATGGTGGCCACAGTTGCGCCCAGCTCAGGGTGCCAACAAGCCAGTGGGTGCGGTTGCTGACATGATCACTGCTAAGTTTGGTAGTTATACTGAGTTTCAGGAAAAGTTTACTGAACTTGCCATGGGCCTGCAAGGGTCAGGATGGTGTTACCTGAGTCGCAGTGGTACTATTCAAACTTTAAAAAATCAGGACTACAACCAGAGCATTGCGGTGGCAGTGGACATGTGGGAACACAGCTATATTCTCACCCTGCCCGACAAGGCTGCGTATCTAAAAAACATCTGGCGCATCATCAACTGGGATGTCATCAACCATCGGCTGGCAGGTCAGTGACACTAACTGACATCCTGGACCACCAGGGTGGCACCTACGTTAAGATGAAGCTAAGTGATGCAAGTGCCGCCAAGCTGGCTGATTGGTGTGATCAACATGGAATTACGCATGATCCAGCTACTGACTTTCACTGTACTTTATGTTACAGCAGAACCCCAGTGCCAGCTGCTGAAGCTATTGCTGGGCCAGTAAATATCACAGCTGAAGTACAGGGTTGGGAGCATCTGGGTTCCACTGCCACAGTGTTGCTGCTGGACTGTGCTCGTGCTGAGCAGATACACCAGTTGCTCAGAGATCATGGCGCTAGTCATGACTGGGGAAAATTCACTGCTCACCTTACTGTAAATTCACTGCAACACCTGGTGTTGCCGGATTCAGTGCCAGAATTTGATCTGGTGTTTGATCACATCGCAGTAAGACCACTGACAGAGTGATTCACACATACTGATATTTGTATCAATTTGTATAAATATCAGCATGGCACAGCAACCTATTAATACTGGCACAGTAGCCAACGACGGCACTGGGCAGACCCTGAGATCTGCGTTTGTAAAGGTCAACCAAAACTTCACTGAACTTTATGGCAATTTGGCAGGGCAGACGGAAGCCCTGGCCAACAGCATAGTTCAACGTGACACGAATGGCAACATTTATTCCACAGGACTAACCTTCCGGAATAACTTTGGCAGTGTGGGCTCATTCCCCACGGCCAACTCCACTAATTACGGCACTGTGGTATACAGCACTGGTGATGATGCGGAATACTACAGCAACGGGACTGGTTGGGTTAGGTTACTGGATATTCGATCAGGCAACGCCACAGTCCCTGGCAATCTCATAGTAACTACCCAACTTACCGCAGTTTCCACCAATATCACAGGCAATGCCAATGTGGTAAATATTGGTGCTACTGCCGCAGTGATCACAGCCAATGCTACTTTTGGTAATATCAACTCAGTAAGTGGTATACTCAGTGTCACTGGCAATGCCAATGTGGGAAATATTGGTGCGATTAATGCCAACCTCAGTGCCCTGACAGTGTCAGGAAATATCAATTCAGGTAACATCATTATTGCCAATGGCAGCAATATATCTGGCACAGTGGGTGGATTTGCTGTGGGATATCGTGACCAGCCACCCATGGCCGGCGGAAATATTATCCTGTCTGCCACTGACGCTGGTAAACATTATTACAGCTCCACTGGAGATATACAAACACTGACTATTCCCAGCCAAGCCAATGTTCCTATGCCAGTGGGCACAGTGATCAGAGTAATACACAACAATGCTAATGGATATGTGATTATTCAAACTCAGAGTCCAGTAACACTGAAACTTGCATTATTGGGTTTAACTGGAAACCGTGCTGTGGGAAGTTATGGTGATGCTACAATTACCAAGATAGAATCTGACGTCTGGTGGATCAGTGGTACCAACATTGGTTAGCGGTAATTCACTGTATAGCATTACACGGTTTTCTTGATACAAGAGCATAAATATGTAAAAGGGTAACGTATGGCCATTCAAATTATAAACATAGGCACCACAGCCAATGACACCACTGGTGAAGCTCTGCGAACTGCGTTTGATAAAACTAATCAGAATTTTGTCGAGCTGTACAATCTCACTGGAGGATCTGGGGTAAACCTGGCATTCTTTGGCAATGCGGTACGTGCTATTAATACCAATGGCAACGTAGAACTCAGACCCGACGGTACTGGTATTATATTACTACAGAACGTTCATGTGAGTCAAAACACTATCAGCAGCAGCAATGGCGACTTAGTTTTGTTACCCGACGGCAACGCCAATGTAGCAGTGAGTGATTTTAAATTCCGCGGCAACGTCATGTCCACTGTCAGTGGCACCGTTCAACTTAATGGTAATTTAACTTTGCCTTCGGGTAATGCCAACATTGTTGGCACGGTAACTGCCACTGGCAACATCACTGGACTTAATTTTATCGGACCACTGGCCAATGGCACCAGCAACATCACCATCACGTCCAGTGGAAATGTCAGTATTACATCAGCTGGTAACGCCAATGTACTGGTGGTCACTGGTACTGGTGCTAATATTGCTGGTACATTGAATGCC